ATATTTATTTACGCACCTACGGCAACGCTTACATTTTCCAGACCACAATCCCAGCCACCCAAGCCTTTCATTTATACGACCCCCTCCGCATCGACCAGTACAGGGGAATCTCAGCTTTCCATACTGCTATCAACGATTGCGTTGATCTATACGAAATCATCGCCTCTGAGAAGATGGCGGCGAAGTTGGCAAGCTCACAAGCGGGAATCGTTAAGCGGAACAACAATAATGCTTCCGACCTCTCCACTCTTACCGATGACTTGAACGCCGACAACCAAGGAATCAAACTAGAAACTATCGAACCGGGAAAGATCAGCTATTTGGAAGTGAACGAGGATATTGTATTCCCAGATGGCCCAAGCCGACCAAGCGGGGCTTTTGCAGAGTTCCATAGGATTCTATTAAGGAATATCTGTATGGGCGTAGGCATCCCTTACAGCTTCGCCGTTGACCCTTCCTCTATGTCTGGCCCAACTGCTCGCCTAGAAATGCAACAAGCCGGGCGCACTTTCCGAAGATACCAAAAACTCCTAGAAGATCGGGTACTTCGCCCCCTCAAGAACATTGTAATCGCCGATGCAGTTTCTAGGGGATTGATCGAGAATAATCTTGGGGGCAGAAGTACTAAAGGAATCTTTAACTTTGGGGCGAATGTTTCAATAGACCTCGGGAGAGAGAGCCAAGCAAATATCTCAGAGTTTCGATGTGGCCTAACTACCGCTAGTTCCATATACGCAGAAAAAGGGCTAGATTTTGAAAGCTCAATGAGGCAGAGGGCTTTAGAGGCTAAACTTATTAAAGACCTAGCGGAACAATACGGCGTAAGCCCAGACACAATTTCAGACATCAACAAACCAATTCAAGCCCCCGCCTTTGGTTCTCCAACCCCTGCACCCGAGCAGATGCAAGAAGAACCACAAGACGAGAACGCCGTTGTCGTTGTTCCCTCAATCAAAGAGCAAGACACCATCAGCCGAACAACTGGAAGCGATGGCGATATTGATGTGGGCGAGGAGCGTGAGCCAACAGAAAAGGGAGCAACCGAAGATACGCAAAAAAAAACTATAGATAGCAACCTAGAGGAGTTTGATTGCGGAACTGGTTCGGGTGGCTTTCAACCCGGCAATTCTTGTGCAACTGGTGGCGGCGGTGGGAGTGATGGCCAAGACGCAGAACCAAAAGAAAGATATAGGGACAGGATTGAGGGAACAGATGAAGAAGTTAAGAATGAGGCCCGAAAGATGGAGAGGAAACTAAAAAACCTTAAACAAAAAGTAGTTGAATCCAAACAAAGAGAAGCCGACATTCGCAAGCAAATATCAGACCTAGATCAAAAAATAGCATCTAAAACATCGGTTTATGATGTAAAGATACAAGCAATTAAGAAGGTTCAAGAACAAATCAAACAAGACGGAGAGGTGGCAAGGGCAAAAATCCAACAGAACCTAGACAAAAAACTTGCGGCTATTGAAGAGAAATACAAGAAAAAACGAGAAGCCAGAGAAGCAAAAAGATCGGTTGTATCAGCAAAGAGAAGCATTTCCCCAGAAAAGAACCTAGAAGAAGGCGATGGGATTGAGTCGGATGAAAAAATAGAATCACAAATTTCAGATGTAGAAAGTAATACAGACAAGCTGAAATCTTTATTAGACGAGCTAAAGGCAATCTTAGCCGAGGCTGAAAATACGGATGGTAAAAAAGAAGTGCTTGAAAGCCTAGATATGGAATCAATCAAGATGTTGATTGAAGGAATGATAAATTCTTGCGAGCTAGGCAAGTATTCAGAGATCGACTTCACCCCGCCCGAAGGGGCTAGGGAATCAGCAAAGAGAGCCTTGGCTGTTCGTGGCGAAAAACCACCTAGCCAGCGGGGAATGACCTCTGTGGGGATTGCTAGAGCGAGGGATTTAATTGCAGGGAAGAAATTATCGCCAGACACAATTCGTAGGATGCACTCCTTTTTCAGCCGTCACGAAGTAGATAAGAAAGGTTCTGGATGGGACGATCAAGGGAAGGGCTGGCAAGCGTGGAATGGTTGGGGCGGTGACGCTGGATTCTCTTGGGTGAAGAAACTCGTTAAGCAAATGGACAGCCGAGACGAGAAGCTAGAAGAACCCGCTACTTGTCCTCTCGCAACTCAAGATGTTAAGACCAACCTAGCCAATAGGCAGAACGCCGTGGACGATGCGAACTATGGCCCAGCCAATCCTAACGAACCAAACGATGACTATTGGAAAGCCAAGGCTGACGAATTTCAAGGGGATGTAGTCACGGCAAAGAAGATGCTTTGTGGTAATTGTGCGGCCTTTAACCAAACCAGCAAACTCCTTGGATGTATCAAGAAGGGTATTGGCGAGGATGCAAATGAAGTAGCGGTTGGTGGGAATCTTGGCTACTGCGAGATTTTTGACTTTAAGTGCGCTTCCAAAAGGACTTGTGACGCTTGGATTGTTGGCGGGCCACTAAAAGATAAAGCAAAATAATTGACAAGGTAAGGAAGATTATGGAAAACCCCAACGGCGAGACGATTCTGACAACCTTTCTGAGCTATCAGAACCAGTATAAGATTTTCCATTGGCAGACCAAAAGCTATAGCCAACACAAGAGTTTTGGGGAAATCTACGAATCCCTCACAGAGAACATTGACGATTTTATTGAGACCTATATGGGCAAGTATGGCCGAATCATCTCTGCCTCTACCTTTGATTTTAGCCTAGACAACTACTCTGAAACCTTTGGGGAATATAATGATGAGTTCATTTCCTTCTTGTCCGAGGAGCTACCGGGCTACTTGAACGAAGGGGACACAGACCTATTGAATATCCGAGACGAGATTCTAGGTAGTGTGAACCAGTTGAAGTATCTCCTCACCCTAGTTTAATTATATGCCTTTACCTGCACCCAAGAAGGGCGAGAAAACCAAGGACTTTGTAGGGCGGTTTATGGGACACGAAGAGGCAAATAAGACCTTCCCAGAAGCCAAGCAAAGGACAGCGGTGGCCTACCAGACCTATCGGGACACCAAGAAGAAGCTACGCAAGGAATCGAGACTAGAGGAAGATTCTACCATCATTCCTAATGTCTATATCTTGAGCCAAGGGGAAGCCCGAGGCCACGACTTGTTTATCGACAAGACCTCTATCCAAAAAGCATATGAGCTAATGGCCAAAGCCCCCAACGGAGTGAAGGTGAAGATGAACCACGGATCGGGACTTGATGCCGTATGCGGATTTGCTCGCAACCCTCGCATTGAGGGAGACAAGCTGATGGCAGACCTTCACCTACTCAAAAGCTCGCCCCACTACGAATTGGTCAAAGAGATGGCCAACGAAGCTCCCGACCAGTTTGGGGTGAGCCTAGCGTTCTTAAACGAGTCCGAGACGATCAAGGGCAAGGATTACATTCGTCCCCAGAGGATTGAATCAGCCGACCTAGTTTCAAGCCCAGCTAGCAACGAGAAGTTCAGAGATTTTCAGAGTAACGATGTGGAGATGCTTGTTTTCGCCGTTGGAAGCAAGCTCGGTTATATGGCGGGTGGAGCAAGTATTCCAACCGACCTTCCGCAAGCCGTTGTAGAACACGAACCCATACTTGACAAAAAGGAAGAAAAGAATATGGACAAAAAATACATGGATGAATTGAGCGAACTTAAAGCTCGCCTAGAAGCTCTCGAAGCCTCTATGAAACCCGCCGATGAAGTGAAAGATAAAGCTGAAGATTCAGCGGAAGGCACGCCAGTTGTTGATGTTCCTTCCTCCGAAGATAAAGCCAAGAAGGACGAAAGCCAAATGGCCGAGAAGCTCAAAGCAGTTCTCACCGAGTTTGGAATTAAGCCCATCTCTGCTTCGCCAGTTGTGGAAGTTCCCGCAAAAGTTGAACCCAAGAATTTTGAAGCACTCGTGGCCGCCCATAGCGATTACGGAACTTCGAAGCTCTCAGCCATGAAAGCTGTGATGTTGTCTAACCCAAATGAATATGCCGAGGCTCTCAGCCGTGGCATTACCAAAATCTAACAAAAGGATATAAAAGAAAATGTCTACTCAAATTGATTCAGCATTTCGTACGTTCGGAACTGCTTCGGCAATTTCGGCTTATCGGATGGTCAGCCCCGATACAACCACGGCTGGTTTTGTAAACGCATCGGTTACTGGAAGCACACGAGCAATCGGCGTGACGCAAGAAGATGCGCCTGCCGCTGGCTTTGTGACAGTTAAGATGCTACATCCAACTTTTTTTGCAACGGTTTCGGGAACCGCGGCGGTTGGTAACACGGTGTTCTTTGATGCAACTGGTTTAGTGACCACGGCGGCTTCGAACCTTACTACTGCCGGAATCGCTCTTGAAGCGGCCACAAGCTCTTCGGCGGTGATTGAAATCGCAATCCCATTGTTCTAAACAATAAACAACAAACAAAGAAAGAATAATATAATATGAGTTTTATTTCTGGTGGCACAACGATTCGTGCCGATATTAACCAAGCCTTGATTGAAGCACCCGCCTCGATTGGAATGATCGGTGCGGACATTATGCCTCTCTTGCCAGTTTCGGCGAAGAGTGGTGTTTACCTCAAAGTGCAAACTGCCGATGCTGACCTCTTGAACGCTGATGCGGCCAAGCGGAACGCTGGTAGCGAATACGCTCGTGCGATTCGTAAGTTCACTTCCGACACCTACGATTGCCAAGAAACGGGATTGGAAGAATTGTTGGACGATTCTTTCCGGGCGGATAGTGACAGGTTTTTTTCGTTGGAGGCAGAAACTGCGAAGTTCTTGCTCCGCCAAATCAAGCTCTCCCACGAAAAGCGGGTGGCTGATTTGCTCTGGGCAACCTCGACCCCCTTCACCACGGCTGACATTAGCCCAACGGCAACCTACATTGAAGGCAACTTGGCATCCATCAACGCCCCTGCGGACGTTGCGGCTGGCAAATTGGCCCTCAATAAGCTCGGCTATGAAGCCAATGCGGTCATCATGTCTGCCAATGTGTACGAGCGTGTTCGCCGTACCACCCTCCTGCAGAACCAATTCTACGGAGTTGTTTCGAATACTGGTGGACGCTTGCTCGATGAGAAACAGATCGCCCTCGCTTTCGGCGTAGACAATGTCTATATCGGACGCGCGGCTTACAATACGGCTAACAAAAACAAGGCGTATTCTGGCTCATTCATCGTGCCCGACACCAAGATCGTAGTTGCTAATGTGGTTGGTGGCCAATTCACCGCTGGTGGATTAGGACGCACCTTGGTCTGGTC